TCTACCCTGACCTCTATATTTTTTAAAGTTACGTCGTTTATCTTTATTCATGGTAGACCAACTGATTCTACCATCTCCGATTGTAGTTTTCTTGACTACATGTTCTATTAAATTATTTGCTACTTGTTTCTTCATGTTCACATCCCGCACATTCACACATGCAGGTTTGTTCGCAATGACACATACATCCGCATTTAATGCATTTCGTCATTTTGTAATTTTCTTAGACTTCTCAAAAGTCCTAAGTCCGGCCATGCCTAAAAGTGCCATGACTAAAGGCATTAATTGTTCCATATTCATTTGAGGAAGAGGACCAACATCAACTTGAAATATTCCTAAAAAGAACACGATAAAAGGTTTAAGGACAAATTCGAAAAATATGGCCAATGCCGCACTAAATCCAATGAGGGGCCTCCAAGAACGTTGCAGTAAACCTGAAATATCGGTAGCTGTAGACTGAGCATCGGCTAAATTAATATCCATTTGTTTAGAATTAATTTCATTTTCAAGTTCTTGTAGCTTAATCCTAATTTGACCTTTTTCCTCTTCAGACGTATGAACACTGTCGATTACTTTACCGACAGTGTCCACTAAAGATCCGCCTAAAATCTTAGATAACATTAATTAGATATACTGAGCGATTACCCAACCAATAGCAATACCAACGACAAGCCATTTTTTCTTGGGGTGATCATTCCACAATTGTTTGATCTTATCCATTTTTACCTCCTTAGTACCACTTGGCACTACGTTTTTTCTCAGATAGCATGCGTCTTTGTCCGCCTACTCTCTCAGACTGTGTTTCAGAAGGATTAGTCATCTCTACAGGGACGCCACCCTTCTTATAACCATCTTTGTTTACAAATTTTGAATGGTCAACTACTTTTTTACTCATATTTAGCTCCTTTTCTTTTTATTTTTATTCTTCTTACTCAAACCTGCTTCACTTAAAGCGATAGCAATCGCTTGTTTTCGCGATGTTACCTTCGGTCCCTTCTTAGAACCACTACGAAGACTACCAGATTTAAATTCCTTCATCACTTTTTTGACTTTTTTCTCTTTTTTATCCATTTCGACCTCCAATTATCTTCATGTCTTGAATACCTAGTTTAGCAAGAGAGATTCCAGCACGCAACTTCGCATTTTCATCGTCTTGTTCAAGTTTTTCATGCTTAAATTGTTGGTCTTGGACCAATTTTGCTCGATCAATTTCTATTTTTTGTTCTGCTTCTTTAGCTTTTTGTTCATTTTCACGAGCTCGAAGGTCTAATTCTTGTTTTTTAAGCTTAGTTAATGGGTCATCATTGACATCACCATAGATTTTGTTTTCTTCTTCCATATAATCTCTGGTCATTTCTGCAATTAACTGTGCTTTTCTTGATTCAATACCCATCATTATCTTTTGAACTTCTATTTGAAGCTGTGGTTGTGTTTGAATTTGTGCTTGCATTTGTTGTAATTGTAATAACTCATCTCTAAATTCTAATTCAATTTGTTCCTGAGCCATTAAAGTGATGTGTTCTAAAATATTTTTTTGTATAGCTGATACCATAGCTGGGTTATTTCGAACTAAAATAGTTCCCATAAAACTTAAGTGAGCATCAATGTGAGCTTTGTGGTCTTGTTTCGGAAAGGCTTGAAAAACTTTACCACCCATCGCTTGAATATGTTCCATACTTGGATCCATTGGTTGCGGTGGTTGAGGTGGGGGTAAAATTAAATCGACATTCTTCACTCCAATCGCTTCATACATACTACGATAGGCTTGATACAAATTGTGAATTTGAGGATTAGTTTGAGCTAATTGTAATTGTGTTTGAGCTAAACTAATACGTTGTGCTTGAGAAAAAATATTCGGATCGGCAATCGGTAAAATATCAATACGCTGATCAAAGTCTTGTTGCTTGATGACTCGCTGTCCTCCGACGACTTCATAAGGATATTCAGGAGGTAAATACAAACTGAACACTCGGGCCAACATTTTAAATTCGTTTTTCAAAGAAACATAGAGCCTCTTATGAATCGATGACATCACACGAGAACCGCGTTCTAATAAAGCAATGGTTGTTCCTACTGCTGCGCCTTGATTACCATCCCCGACTTGCATATCCGCAATCGATGCAAAGCGTTGTCCGGCTTGCACCACAATACCCATTAATTGTAAAAGGGTAGCGGAAGGTTCTTTAAAGGGTAAAGGTAAAAAAGCTTCTCGTAAATTTCCATTCGGAGCATCGACATCACGAAACTCACCCGGAGTTAACGATTGAGCATCATCACGAATACGCAGCCCTCTGACCTTAAATCCAGAGGGAAGATTAGATAATGTTCCAGCGTCTAGTAATTGGCGGAGAGCTGCCGTAGCGGTTCTAGACAAACCGCCAATCATATGAATTAATCCAAAACCATAAAATCCCAATCCTGGCAAAAACTTGAAATGCGTAAAGTAATCAATTCTTGCTTTCTTCATATCTTCGGGATCGTAGTTTCGTTTAATCGATAAGACTTGTCGACTTCCTTCTTCAATCGTGACAATGTAAGGAAGTTTGATTCCTGTGGGCTCACCAGTCTCGCCACTCATATCCTCGAATCCTTCAAGGTCTAAGTCGACGTGACATTCCAATAAGGTATACATATCCGGATCTTTTTCCGTTTTGCGAATACCTTCTAGCTCTCGTTCTTTTTGAGCAATTTCGTCATCTTCACTGTAAGGGTCTCCTAAATCGATATCTCGATAGAAGCCACTCACTTGTTGTTTTCGTAAATCGTTTTTTGAAATATGGACTTTGTGAATAATCGCGTCCGCATCGTCAAGCGATGTTGCTGAGTACGGCACTAGCAAATCGTCAGCCGGTACAAATTTAGAAACGGCTCGATTTAAAATCGAATCGTAATACACTTTTTTAAAAGTGGAACCGGACAAGGGAAGATAAAAAAGCATTTGATCAAATTCGGGTTCATACTCTTTCATCTCTTGCATGAGCTGATAGTTCATGAATTCTTTCACGCGCTCGGCTTGTTGTTCTTTTTGAGGAGACGGTGCGCCTACTTGTTGAGTACGCACCGGTCCGTTGGCGGGTAATAACTCTTTGTATGCTTGCGCTTGAAACTGGGTAACGGCTTCGGCTAATACCGGATGCGTTGCTCCGGATGCGCCTTGAAAAGGTTCGGTTCGGTCTTCATATTTAAATCCTAATAAATCTAATCCTTTGGTATAGGTTTGTTCCCAATCCTGTCTCGACATTTTGTAATCGAGATATAAATCTTTTAACTCACTGCCAATCTCATCTAAATACGCTTCATCTAAAAATTCCGCTAAATTGGCAAAGTGCTCTTGTCCGCCTTCCATGGAAATGGTTTCGGGATCGAAAGAAATTTCGACGCCTCCATCTTCGGTCTCTTCCATCCGAGGAGCGACTTGATCGAGTTGTTGTTCTTTTTCTAATTCTTTGGTAACCGCCTGCTCTAGTTCATCACCAGATATCTGCAAGACTGTTTCTTCTTGTACCTCATTGGGTAAGGATTTATCTATTTCCGCCATTTGATTATTCTACTTGTTTTTAAATAAAGAAGCAACACCCTGGGACATCGGTCCGCGTTCCGGGGGTATCGTTGTGGTTAAATTCATTAAGCCCCCTTGAGCAGCATAACGTCGCACAATACCCTCGGTTCGCGTTGGATCAAATCCAGCGAGCTGAGCATATCGTTGTAAAAGTTTTTGATAGTCGGTTAATTCCGGTTCGGTATCGGGTGTAGTATCCGGTGTAGTATCGGGTGTGGTATCACCACCGCCTCCTCCACCACCACCTTGGCCTTGACCGGAAAAATCAATAACTTTAGGAACATCTCCTGTTTCTGCAACAGGGGTTGTTGTTAATTCTTCAATGTTAATAGGTTGAGGAACTAAAGATTGAAACTCTTCTTCCTCTTCTTCTCCAGGTATTATTAAATCTTTAAGAATATTTAAAGCTATAGAACCAGGCATCATAACTTTTGCAAAGCCTTCGGCCATTCCCGGTGTTCGAACCATTTGAGGAACATTACTTGTAGGGTCTGTGTATTGTATACTATCATAACCGGTAAAGGCTCTGGCAATATCTCCACCGACTTGTCCGAGTGTCGGAGCGGTTGCAGTCACGCCCGGTAATTGTTTAGATAAAATAGTTTCACCTTTTTCATTTTTTAATCCTGTTCCCACAAAACCAATTCGCTCGACGCCATCCGGACCAATGAACGGTGTTGCGCCGGCCGCTAACCCTTCGGCAATGGTTGACATATTCTCGGCATACTTTTCTTTGTCCGCGGGCCGTTGATATTTCGAGCCGACTTCACCAAAAGTTTGACCTAACGTTTTAAGCGTCTCGGGTCGACTATCTCCAAAAATTTTATTAAGTTGTTTGTTGGCTTCAATAATGGTATTGGCTTGCGCTTCGGATATTCCGGTGAGTCCCGTGTTACCCGCCATCGCCATGGACTGAGCGGCGCTTATGGGTTGATTCATCAACTCACTTACACTTATTGGAGGTGTTGTTGCTTTTGCAATATCAACTAAACTAACAGGAGCTGGAGCTGCTACTACACTGGGTGGTCCCGCAGGTCCTTTGGATGTCGGTGCTGATGGAGGTTTAGGTGCCGTAGTTGCTTTCGGAGGAGTTGTTGCTAGTAATTTATCTAACTCTTTTCCAATCTCCGCT